TTTGAGTTGTCAGCGCCCTGGCGCCCCCTACAGGTGTACCCGCAGGAGTCCCCGGGAGGAATGTCCCCCCTCCATTAGTGTACCCACCCGTATAGAGTTCCAGCCCGTCACCGTCTACAGTAAACCAATTCCACTCAGAACTCCGCGTAATCGTGCCAAACGATGACTGCGTGGCTATTTGGGAATCATCCACTAAGCCCAGGCCGGAAGTAGAACCTAACGCTGCTGTGAGTTCTTCTTGGGTGCCGGAAGTTAGTACTGGTTGGGCTACTGGGGTTGCGCCGAAGAAGGAAAGCGCGGCTGGAGAAACAGTTCCACTTACACTCATCCGCATTAATTCCCCAGCAGACTCGCCGGGTGCAGGAAGAGTTGTGTTAACAAAACCACCGAAAACTATTTCAGAATTATTTATTCTATATAAAACTCCTCCTCCTCCCGATAGGGATGAAATCACGCCATTAGTAGAATTAACATCTAATTCTAAAGGAGTAATCCCAGATGAGTTGTGGCGGAACCGGAGTCCAAAATCTCCGAATTGCCCCTGAAAAAACCAGGGCTCTAGCACTCCAGGCTCTCTGATGAAACCTATACCGCTTGCAGACGCAGCGTTAGTTAAGGTGAGTCCGGCAGAAGCATTAACAGTCGTACCTATTTCATCCACAACCAAAACATCAGAGCCATTATGCTGCAATGCTACGGAGGTGTTGGCGCCGTCGTCGTCTGCACTAAAAACGTTACCATTCCCTCCTGCATCTATTGTGACAGCTCCGCCGCCGCCTATTGCTATCCCAATTCCATCTTCAATACTTATGGTGCCGCCAGATTGCTGGCTAATTGATGTGACTGTTGACGAGATAAGAAGATTATCGTTTAGATTATTTCCTCTTAGTCTGACGGCTCCGAGAGTGTCGCCCATTTCCAACGCACCGGCAGTTGACCCTAATGTAACATCAGAAGGTCCTATAGTGAGGAAATTAGTGATAAACTCATTACTTAGCAGCATACCACTAGTTCCGCTGGCCGTTACTTCAAACCTACCACCAATAGAATCCTCTTCTATAGTGGTGTTTGGGAAAACAAACCCTCCAGTGTTTTGATCAAAGTTCATCTTTGCAGCAGGATCGTGATCAACACTCGCCTGCCCGCTACCATCATCCGTGACTACAAAATTAGTTCCAAACTCAACGGTAGTTACAGGATCTGCCTGCGTAGTACCGTCTGTTACCGCAATTCCGCTGCGAGATATAGGATTAACAAAAATAAAACCTACCGTCGCGTGTACGCGAATCACTATCCCCATGTGTACAATGTGGTCGGGGGCAATGGGCCTAACGTTAGTCAAACCGCCCGCCACAGTGGCAGAGAGCCACAGTTCATCACCCTCTGTCCACGCTGAGGTATCTATGCCTCGCACATATCCATATGTCGTAACAAGTCCTACGCCATTATCGGATATATCCTGAGTTGCCACACCAATCGTCAGTGTAGACGTAACCATATTTGCCTGAGCAAGAGAAATAACAGCACGATCACCCTGCGCGGCTGAAATAAAAACAGCTTGTCCGTTGGTTATGGTTGAACCGGTTTCGTTCCGCATCGGGAACGGTAGCTCTTGCCCCACCTGTAAAACCGAGCCTCCGAATAATCCTATGTCTAGGGTAAAATCATTAGCATTCCATGCCATCTGACCTTCAGCTACCGATACACCTGCGGACGTATTAAACTGGATAGAGTCGACAGTAGGTTCAGTAGATGGTTCTGTAAAATAAGCAAACCTAACGAATGTCTCACTTCCTTTTACTAATGTACCGCCAGTTTCTAAAACGGTAATCGGAATTTCATACCAAGTGGTATTATTTATTACAGCTCCGCTTAAAGAATATTTAACCCAATTAAGAGGATCAGCATTGTCTTGTATGACAATAAAATCCCCTACAGATAAAGTATCTAATATTGTTGTAGTGTCAAATCCATTAGAGTCAATAACACTAATAGCCATTATTGTACTTAATTCTGGGGCAGCATCGGTTCTTAAATTCCCGGAAGATGGGTCTATAATAGTAGTGCTTAAGGCGTAGGTCCATCCAGCCGCAAAAGTAATTCTCCCGCTTATCTGATCAGCATCTTGCCATTCTGTTTCATTTCCTACTCCTGTAGCTACAGGTACTTGTCCTATAACTGGAGCTACGCTTGGAGCAATAATTCCATCTTCTATTTGTCTAATGTTAGGCATTGTGCCCATACTAATTATTCTCCTTATGCAATTCTTTCAAATACAAAAACTGTAGTTCCAGCCAGGGTGTCGCTACCGTTGAGCTGCCATGAACCGCCAAACTCAGCTTCAAAATCTGCTTCTGTTCTGCTGGCGTCTGTAGTGAGTTTTATAACACCAACATAATTATCTCTCGTATCGAGGTTATCAATCCACCGCATCGTGTAATTGAATAACCAATTCATATATGGTCTAGCCCATTTCTCACGGGCTAATACACCACTATCTTTTAATTCTTGTGTAGGTTCTAATTTATTTGTAACCAGAACACCATTGCCGCCGATATTAACTACTTCATCTACTTGATTCGTAGCCCATCCTAAAATTTCTGTTGGTCTATCCGCCATTTTTCCTCCTGACTATTATTATGTTGTCTGATCGTCTATTAGACCTAGTGAATCTAGTGCGGATAACAAACTTGTTACTACTGCTTGTAAGTCTGCTGTTTTGTCGCCAGTTACTATTGGCTGTGCTACAGGGACTGCTCCGAAGAATCCGTGATTTACATTCTCAGTAGTAATTCCACTTACATCAACAGTAAGATTTGTTGTGCCATTGTGTTGCAGTGATACACTAGTATCCACACCGTCTGAGGTCCAAGCTACACAAGCTTCATCATTAGCACGGAGGGAAGCGATATTAGTACCCCCAGAATTCAAGAGTAAAGATCCTGCATCAAGAAACTCAATAAAGGAGTTCGCTGGGGATGTGTCTAAAGCACCTATTAAAAGGTTATGCGCGAAAAGTCCGTCAAAGGCAGAAATAATCGGAATAGGGTTTGTTGTACCAAATGTTAAAGTAACATCGTCGGGTATTGTTACGCCATTTTCATCTACAGTTAGTAACGGATTGCCGTTGTAATCTAAGGAAACAGAAGTGTCAATTCCATCCGAACTCCACGAAAGCACTGACCCCTGTGAGGTTACAATCTCGTGCTGATTGTCCGTTTCGTCACTACTTACTATTGAGATATTAGTAGTTCCTAATAGAACAAGGCCCCCAGTTGCTCCAATACTGAAATTATCTTGTATTGAGGAATAAGATATGAGTCCTTGAGATGTTGCACCGAATGTCAGAGGAATATCGTCAGGTATAGCGACGGTTGTACCGTTCGAAGATATATTATCCCCGAGACGTACAGTGCCTGTAGCGCCTAATCCTAACTCAACATCGCCAGTAGTATTTCCACCTAGTGACACGATTCCAGTGCGATTAGCAGATATGGTGGTATTACCTATTCCGCCATTAAATATCCCGTGAGTGCCGTCACGCGAAGCACCCATTGTAATATCGCCGGAACCCCCGTTAAAAGCACTAATAGCCGCAGAAACACCTGTCGCTAGAGTCACTGGGGTAGATAGACCATTAAGTATTGCTGGACCAAAAGCTAATGCATCTTCGGCTCCATTAACCACCGGAACAAACTGTGCGAGTCCTGTGTAAGAATTATCAGTATCCGTCAAACTGAGGTAAGTTCCTCCACCGCCTCCGCCTACAGAGCCTCTTGCTTCTTCAGTCCAAACCCCAGACTGATATTGTGTCAGCACTAACACATCTCCAATAACCATTGCATAATCATTCCCATCCCCAAGAACAATATTCGCATTGTCTTGAATAGTGATAGAATCAGTTGCCTGAATATGAATAGTTTGTCCAACACGACCTTCTATAAAATCTGTTATAGTAGTTGTACCGGTAGTGAGATAATAATCGCCTCTTTTTACAGAAGGCGTGGCGTCTGTATCAGGGAGGGCTGCTACATCACTTGAAGCTCCGTATTGTTTAGGAGTTCTAAACCCTTTAGTGAATAATCCAAACGCTTGCAGTCCACTGCCACTTAAATTTATAAACTCTCCGTTATCTGGCGTTCCGGTATTTTCTGGTACAATCTGATAAGTATTGTCCCCACCAGCACCAGCAGATGAATACCCTAAAGTAGTACAAAACATCCCAACTTGTAACCAATCAGCCGTATCCATTGCCGCAACACTGGAAAACACTAATGTTTTTCCTAATAATTCCTCTACGTTCCCGTTGGTAGAAAATATAATATTTTCAGCGCTTGTTTGACCTACTTCCAATACCAACGGCATTACTACTTCGATAGTAGATACGCCAACGGGAATTACTTCATCGAATGTGATTAAAGTACCAGATAAGGTATAAGTTGCTTTTTCCTGGTAGATTCCCTTAAAAAATACCCAAGCATTTCTCTTAGAAGCTAAAGTCTGAGAAATACTAATCGTGTTAGAAGAGCCTGCTGTATACTCTACTCCGTCTGTAAATGTGTCTACAACCACTGTACCTGATGAACCTACTGTAGGAACAAGAACATCGGCTCCAATGCTCCTATCAGCACCTCCTCTTGATAAGTGTAATATATCCCCTACTTCTACAGATGTTACAAGAGGAAATTCCTCTATTTGTTTATTAGCCAAAAATATTTCTCCCTAAAAATGATAATCAACCCAGATGAGAGTGTTTGTTTCATTATCTATAATAAACTCTCCTGTGTTATCTACTATGTTCCCAGACTCTGCATATACAAACGTATATAGCAGCTCCGCAAAATATGGTTTTTCTGTAATGTCTTGAATCTCTGGTAATATAGAGAGTTGTGCATTTTCTGAGGCAACACCTCCAAACTGAACTTGTAGATCGTAAAGAGTTATTCCATCTGGTGTTACTTGTATATCTTCTGCATTATTAGTCTGTAGGTCAAATACTTGCTCTACCACCTCAGAACCTTCAAACGAATCGAATTCATCGTCTACATAAATTCTTAGATTAACACCAGCAGCAACTTTCTTTTTTATATCTGCCCATGTGTTATAGTAATACCCGTCTCCTAAGAGGGCGTGTACATCCCCAGATTGATGTTCCCAAAAATCTACAAAATTAGAATTAGTATGAGTTCTAAGAGATTGCATAAACACTTCAGTGGTGCCATCATCTCCCACAACATTAGCTCTCTCTAGGATAGCATTTCTGAATTGAGTATCTGTCCTTCCGTCTCTTGTTAAGTTGAATAAAGCTCCTATTACATCTAACTGCACACCGATTGCAGTAAAGATCCCTCTTTCATTTAACAGCTGAAATAATACTTCCTCAAGCTCGTCGGCTTGTTCTAAATAGGACTGTAAGAGCCCTCTTAATTTTGGGGATTCATCCCACTGGCTTAATAGTCTATCTAAACCCACGTCTACATGGTTAATCTGTGTAGGTGTACTCATATTTTATTTATTCTTTCATCTTTATGGAGTAATATTCAGTACTGTTACATCAATATCTGTTATGTTAGCAAACTCATCAACATCTATAGGGATGGTTGCTGTTTGCCAACTTCCAGGATTAGGGGCAGTTCCAGGACTTGCTATCACTTGTATTTCAACTATTAATTCATCTATGCCACTAACAGCAGAATAAATCGGACCAAACATTCTTCCTGTAATAACATCTACATCAATCCCTAAATCATTTATATGATCGACAACTGTATCCACTATTACCCCATTACCACCGACAGGAAACTGCTCTTCATCATAGAGAGTGTATTGTACCCTCACAGCAAAATTAACAGCTAACGGACGGGTAAAATCTATGCTCCGATTATTCCCATTACTATCTACGATAATTACATTAGTGTTGCCGTACAACTTAATCCCGGCTGGTTTTGTTCTCCAAATTTCTTCAGCTACTTCCGTATTATCTCCGCCCACTACAATAGTTTCATAAGCATGTGGAGGAAAATCTTTATCTAGTGTTGCCGTCGCTCCTGATGTAACACCTGTAATATCTTCCGTCTCGTCAAAAAATATTCCACAGATTCTCACTCTAAGTGTATCCGCATCAACAATTTCAACAATCCTTCCTTCTGCTCCAGAAGCGTCTCCTACAATAGTTTCACCAACTTGGAAAGTACCTGTAATATCTGAAATATCGAAATCATGTGTCGCTAATACATTTTCTACAACAAGAGCTGAAGTAACCCCAATGACATTGTTACTCAGCGCCATCTCTATAGATGGAATAGTCCCTGTGCAATCAGATGATCCTGCTGTTTTAGCTCTTTGCCTTAATTCTTCGTCTGATTCTTCTTCTCTGCCTAACACTAGTTGTAAAATATTAGTTGTGCTAATCAAGCCAGGAATGATGGTAACAATGTTTTCTATAGAATTTGGGGGAGCCACTATTGGTCCAAATTCTTGCGCTTCAATTCTTCCTTCTACTGTAATTTGATCTATTGAGATAAATGTAATAACAACAATTTGTATTGTATTTGTGTCATCTGAAGAAATAGTTAATGTAGTTCCGTCTACTGTAGCGCTCCAAGTTGCAGCAGTATCATCATTTATTAAAGTAGCTAAGCCATTAATTATCTCAGAGGCTGTAGCTGCTCCAGAAGAAGTATATTCATAATTTATACCATTGATTGTTATAGTATAAGTCTCTAAGTTTGATACTTGTTGTACAGAGAGATTAGCCGACAGACAAGCAGAACTATCTAATGTTATTTCTGAGGGATTAAAAAACCTATCCCCTGTAATAACATTAGAAAATAAAGAATTAGCTTGAATTGTTGTACCGTTGTCACCAACAAACTGTTGTCTGTCTGTATTGCTTCTAGTAGCTGGGACTCGCGTTACTCCTCTCAGAGTAGCTAAGTCATCAAGATTCTTTCCTTCTGCTACATCGATGTTAAAATTATCATTAACTGCTTGTAGCAATGCCCACAAATCAGAAAGAGATGACCCTATTATATTATTTAATTGGCCTAAAACTGTATCTTCTGTTACACTTATATTGGGATCTATATTAGATCTTTCTGCCGTTTCTATCTCATCTAATACTTCAGGCAGTCTGAGGATACTGAGCCCCTGTGACGTTAAACCAGCCATAAATCTCCTATCATATCTCTAATTCCAATTCTTCTATTGTTATAATTTCACCAGACTCAGTATTAGCACTAAAGCTTATGGATAATTTTCTATTGGCAGAATCTAAAGAAGAAGAGTAGTTCGTGATCCCAATAACTCCCTCTCTTTCTAAAATAGCTTGCTTCATAACAATATCTACAAATCTTTTATCTGTTGTATTTTTACTTAATAATTGGATATTGTTATTATCATTAGCTAAATAGGGAATCCCTTCTGCTGTACTCCAAAAACACTCTCCTTTGTTCATAGCAAGATAAATTTGTACTTTTTGTCTAGTGGTTTCTTCTTGAGTTTCAGTTAATCTTAAAAGACTGTTAGAAACATCTAAATCATTTGTTGTTGTATCTAAAGCTAAGTCTTTTGACATAGCGTCTCCTTACGTACCGGGGGTAGGTGGTGCATTGAGTGCAGGATGTTCGTGCGTAGAAAGTTTCACATCTTCATTGGTAGCTGTAACTTCATTACCTTCCAGATCACCTGTAACAGAACCGCTGCCAGTAACACTCAAATCGCCACTGATACTCACATTCCCGTTTAAATTTATTGTAGGAGATGTAATGTCCACTTGTCCTGTAGCTTCAGCTTCTAGATTCCCTGTAACATTTATAGTAGTATTCCCACCAGAAACAATATTTATTTGTGAATCACTATCAACATAAAGATTGCCGTCTACACCTAAGCGAATTGACATACCACTAAATTTTAATTCAACATCTGTGGCATTAGGATTGAGGTTAGTTACTTTAGTGTACAACCCCGGAATTGCTATAGCGTCATTGAGGCTGTAGGTTCTTTTATCACTAGGCGTGTAACTTATATTGTCTGCCCTACTATCAAGCCATTCTTCTATACTTTTTTGGGAGAATACAGCTAACACTGTATCACCCACTTTAATAGGGAATGATAGTAGCCCACCACCACCAGAGGGCATTAGCAAAGGAACATCCAGTACCGGAGGTAACTCTACATTCTTATTATCTTTGAAGGTGTCTACAATCTGCGGCTGTATGTCCACAGTTTGATTAGATGTAAAATTATCAACACTAATCACTTTGGCAGGGATAGAGGTATAAACATGGTCATGTAAATGTTGTTCTACAATACGCTCCACAACGTCTGAAAATTCAAGGCTTGCCATTATCCCTCTCTGCGCTTACAGCTAACTATCGTATCCCAACTATTACCTTCTAAATCTAATTTATGAGAGACAGAACTAATTAAATAATCACCACGGAATTCTCCAAAATCTATATTAACTAATTTAGCTGGGGTGATATTTCCATTGAGAAAGGTGTTGAATACAATCCCAGATTTTTTAGAGACATCGGGGGAACTTTTACCTGCTGCATCATCCTCAGATCTAATAGAGTCTTTAATGTTTTCAGCACTTACTATGACCTTTGCAGTGGCGGGTGCTGTAACAGCAATGGGTTCAATATAAAGTCTACCTAATGTTGTATAACAATTAAGATTGAAGTCTTGGCAGAACTTTTCCATTGCATACCAAAAGCTCCCCCCTGCTGCGTACCCGCTGGGGTAAGTCACTACATCTTGAATAAACACCCTGCCTTTTGGAATACCGTTGGCAGCAGCTAGATCAGCAAAATAATTAGCGACATCTAAATTAGTTTCATTTCTTACTGGCATTTTACTAAATCTAACATTCTTTCTAGGTATAGATGTTGCCGTACACACTAATTTAGTTATGGTGTCTTGGCCCTTCTTTTCTGTCATTACATCATCCACTTGTCCAGCAAAGATTAGGGGGGGATTATCACCATCTGTACTGCGATACCCAGCTCTTAGTAATACAGTGTCTTCAGAACTAATAGATTTCTGATTATCTCTATTTAGATTATAAATAGTAATTACAGATCCTTGCTTGTTGGTAGA